GCAGTCTGTCTGACCAGGCCTCCACCCTCCTCAGTAACGAGGAGCTGTATGTTATTACTGTAAGTACTGTGCCCAAACCCATCCATGATAGGTTGGTTATACGTACCTGTAACCACCTGCTTTGAGGCAGTTACTACCGGCACCTCAGCGTCCGGATTCTCCACCGCGTAGTTGATAAAAGGCGTGGAATTAATAAGGATATCCGAATCGTCGATATCGTAAATCTCGCCCTGACATAGAGCTAGTTGCACGTATAGATACTCATCCGTCCCGTCGTACGTAATAAACTTGTTTATCACCTGACCTCCTACCCAAGCGGTGCCGTACACTACCGGGATAGGACCATTCTGCCCAGTAGAGGTTTTGATACCATTCCAGGAGTATGTCGGACTCTCTTGGGTACCTGCCCTACCTAGGGACGCCGTACCAGCAGTAATAGCGTCCGGCGCAAGTACGGAGTTTACTAACATAGAGCCTCCGATCATAACCGCCGCCATCGTCCCGTAGTAGATTGCTGTAGCCGCCGCGTATCCTAGGGCGGTTGTAGCACCTATGGCATTAACCATAGCTGTAGCCGCCATTGGGGCCACTATAGCAATAGCAATAGTGGCTACAACCGCCAACACCTTGCCGATTGCCCCACCGCTTACATAAGGCGTCAGGATGATTGAGGAGTGCTTAGCCACTATAGTATCCATATCCTCCACGATCTCACCATTCAACAACACGACCAGGTCTTGACCTCCGTCGAAGTAGTCTTTCAAAGGCCTTCCATGAAGATCGATAGAGGCTTTAACGCCCTTCATAGGGTCAAACGCGTTAGCAATTTCATGGATACTAACTGTCCCGAAACTTGTAAGGTTATTCATTGTCTTCTCCTACGTATTTGTAATAGCCTACTACACGGTTTCGCCATGTTGGACTACTAATCTTCTCGAGGGCTACATTACGGCCCGCTAAAATGTGTACAAATTCCTTATCGTTTATCATATAACCTACGTGACTGATCTTACCCATCACTTTAAAGACTACCAAAGTGTGTGCTGCTGGCTCTACCTCCACATACTGCGCCGCATCGGAAATATTCCGCATTATCACAGCGTACGTATATTCTGGAGGTAGTTGTTCATAAGTGTCGCGGATATTGATGTTACTTACCTTCTTTCCGTAATCCTGCCCTAGTAACATACATAACGTCATACAGTCGACCCCTTCCTCGGTCGACGTCCCTTTATACTTATAAGGGAGTCCTAAATACTTTAAGTACTTCATTGGTATATTGCCCTTGATGGGATACCTGGAAAGGCCAAATAGGGGAGGTAGGGAGTCCCGTAGATCCCACTATACACCTCGTAGGTTGAGAATAGTGCAGTCCGAGTAAATATATAATAAGGATCCCCTGCAGGTATCCCTTCAATATCGATCGGAAAGTACCACGTATCTGTGAGGTACGGGGCAGTAGAAGGTTTCGCAATTACGGTAGTGTCCCAATACCCTCCGGCCTGGAGGGAGATCCTAACCTTCGTACCTACCTCAACCTCGGCCACCCTCGAATCAGTCGTATACGGCCACACCTCAGTAAGTATACCCCCAGACGATATGTTTAGGAAAGTTTCTATAGTAAACCCCATTTCGCCGTCAATGTCTCCACTCACCCCGTTTGGGAAGGTTAAGTCAGGGAATTTCTCTCCGCACGCATCTAAAGTCTTTGCACACTCGGCGTCAGGTCCTGCGTAGGGACACCCTGCGCCGTCCCTAAATGTCCGTTGACAGAATCCAGACGAGTACCTTTGGCGAGGGAACTGCTGCATCATCGGGTTTGCTATACCACACTCAAAGGTAGCAAAGACTTTGTCACAACTGACGTTTAAAAGGACTGCGTTTAGCTCGATCTCAGGCGCACCATCAAGATCAACCGTAGACACTACTTTAACATTAACCGCCCAACCACTTCCGAAGGTTGCATCTTCCTCTATATGCTGTTGAATAACTCTATCTATATTGGATACTTTCAGCGCAAAGGTTGGAAGGCTTCCTTTTGAAGTATCGACTATGTCATCCAACTCAAAGGGGAATGCTTGATACAGTTGCCCATTGACGGTAACGTCCTCCGTGTTTCTACAAATGTAAATCTCGGTTAGGTTGTCAGGACTGATCAACTCTACGAGGACCAGCCAAGCTTCTAGCGACTCTGTCTTGTTCTTCTCCTCAATAAGTGCTTGTGATAGTACAATAGGCATTTTACACCTCCACCAGTTTGAACGGGTTCACCCGCTCGTAGCCGGCCTGTACCCCGTTCTTCGAAAGTGTAATAGGTTCCGCGTAACGTACCTGATACACTTCATTGTCAACAGGATTGACCCAAGAGAATGACAGGATAGTCTCAACTGAGTCGTAATGGTCTAATACACTTCTCGCCTCTAAAGACGTTAGAAGCTCAAGTGTCACGTCAAAGCTCTTTCTCGTCTTTGAGAAGGCTTTGCGGGCAATAACCTTACCATTCTGCATATTTGATTTAATTTCGTTTGCTTCACGACTCTCGTCGACCAGCCTGTGATCTACTGTTGGGAATACCATTTATTTATCCTATTGAACTTTTTAACGCGTTTCTGAAGTTTGAGTTCGTTCTCGCGTTCTTTATAACTATACTTATAACCTTCTGTTCTTCACCACGATCATTCGGCTTCATCATCTCTGATATCTGCTCCATCTCAATCTCCTGACTGGTGTTATTCTCGATGTTAATTGTAACGCCTGGTGCTGATGAAACTGCCTTAACTCCAAGGTCGCCCCCCGATGTTCTCGTAAGAGGCATAATCGCCTCCGCTCCTGCTTCACCAAACACCCCTAAATTACTTCCCGGTGTGCCGCCTTTAGCGAACATGAACGGGGTTGGTGTGTCTATAACTTGATTTGAGTATGTACTCAGTGATGGGCTTGATATCGCCGCACCTTTAGCAAACAGTCCTAAGATTCCCGATCCAGCAGACGTTGCCGAAGCAAAACTACCTATCAGCTTTTGTTGGATCGTGATCTGTATGATCTGCCTCAAGATCTGACTAAGCACGTCATGCGCTAAGTTGCCAAAATCCAAGAAACCCTGTGACGTTACATCAAAAAACTCGACAAACCCTGCATTCAGACTTTGCTGCAAGGTGTTCATCACCGTTCCGACCATCGTAAAATTCTTCATTTTATCTGTGTGAAGAGCGTCTTCGTTCCGCATAGCTGAATCGTAGTACTCTTGAGAGATCTGCTTGCTCTTCAGGTCAGCATCTAGCTTAACGGTTGTCGCCTGGTGTCTAACCCTCTCAATTTCTTGATCACGCGCAAAGGTCTGCGCTTGAAGGCTTAATGCCTGCTTATCGAGTGCTAGTAAACCTACCTTGTTCTTCGTCTCTTTATCGAAAAGATCCTGCTTATCCTGTAACCTCTTATCCTCAATAACTTTTTTAGTCTTCGCTTGCGCTACGTCCAACGAGTTCTTTCTAGTCTGTACAACTTCTTGCTGTCTAAGGAGAGCTAGTTGGTCCTTCTCAGCACCTGTACGCTTATACGCCGCTGCAAGGGTCTGCTCAGTTTTCTCAGCTGTCGTTATGCTTATCTGTTTTAAGGCTGTTTGAAGCTTAAGGTCGCTAACGCCTGATTTAAGTACCGCAAGACGTGCCTTTGATGCTCTGATCTGCAATGAGTATTGCGTCTCCGCATCCTTATTACCCTTGTTAGTGCCGTCCGCACCTGCACCTAGTGGTGTACTTGCTACTATAGGCTGACCGGCTGGAGTAACTCCACCACTTTTTACCATAAACTCGTTTAAGAGTCTTAAACGTTCATTATACACTGCAGTTTCGGTCTTTATAACCTTAGCGTATGCGTCTTTACGCTGCCCATCAGCAGCCGTATCGTGTGCCTTCTGATAGCTTTCAAGCCTATTATAAGACTCAAGTACCGAGTCTGCTAAAGCTTCTGCCTGTTGGTCATACACAACAGAAATCCCGCTCCACCCTGTAGATAGCTGCTTCTGAATCGCAAGATTCTTATCACCAATCTCCTGAAGTTTATCAACGATACCGTCTACCGACTCGTACACAGTAGTAGCAAGTAGTCCTGCTAATAGTACCGGATTCGCTGCCAACGCTCTATTGAGTGCCAACACTAGCCCAGTAAGGCCTTTAATCCGGCCACCCGTCTTCTCTGCAAGTTTGCCGTAAGTCGACACAAGAAGAGATCCTGCAGAGTACGTAGCTCCCAGCACCAATAGGCCTTCACCTAGCTCGACCGCCCCATCTACGGCATTAGCTATACCATCTGCCGTACCTTGTAGAGCATCTTCAAGCTCTTTAGCTTTCGCCGCATACTCTGAAGTACCAACTTTAAGCTTTTTAAGCTCCTCTGTCATCTTGATGATGCCGTCTCTTGAGAACGCTTTATCCATTGCAGAGGTAATTGAACCATCCGCAAGTGTAGTGATCTGGTTCGCAATACGTTGGAATATAGAACTTGATGACATCGCTATAGCTTTCGCTTGAAGCTCTACATCTGTCCCACCAGCACGCATTTCGCCTAGGTACTGTTTGAACATGTCCCCACCAACTCTGATGTTAGTCAGTAGCTGCTTTACGAGGATGTTCATACCTGAAGTAGCATCCTTAAACGCCTCAGGTGTTAAAGTTGATATACTTGTTACAAGTTCACTTAAGGCCTCTTCGCCTTCCTTACCACCTTTTTGGATGTTCGTCGAGAATTCCTTCTGACTCTTACCAAGAACGTCCCAGAATCTCGTCATCTTCGTTGATTGTGATGTAAGAACTACATCTAACTTACGAATTTGTGTACCGATAGTACTAGCATTAAGCCCTAGTCTTGAGAATGATGTCGCAAGTGCTAGAGTTGACTCAGCTGTAAGACCTAACGTCTTCGCTGTTACAAGAGCGTAATTGGATAACGTACCTAAATCTTGTGTTGATAACTTTGACTCATTTGCCGCATGTGCTAAAAGTCCGCCAAGTTGTTCTACACTATACCCCGCTTTCGAGAAAGTAGTCGTAAACGTAGAAACAACTTTAGACGTGTCTGCAAACGTATCGCCAGTAAGTGTCGCCATTTGAACAACAAGCTCAGTTGCTGCACCTAATTCCTTAGTCGCTACACCCGCTCTACCTAACGTAAGTACAACGCCGTCAATATCCGTAATAGATCCACCATATGCGATACCTATATCACGAGCCGCTAAAGCTAATTTCTCAGCTTCGCCTCTCGTCGTCTGTAATACCGCCAGGTTTTTAAATACCGCGTCATCGAATGCGATTGCGCCTCGAGCAACTGCCGTCATACCATTCTGTATGCCGTAAAGGGCTTGAGATATGATGCCGTACTTAGCAACTACGCCGGCCGATTCCATATACGACATGTGTCTATGCCACGACTTCTGATGAGCATCGGAAGCTTTAGTTGCCCGCTTCTGAGCCTTCGTTGCCTTGTCCATTGCAACCGTATCATTCGGATTAAATCCCGGAGTCGACGCATCAAACGTCTGGTTAGGGTTAAATGCTGGGCTTGTGCTGAAGGTATCAAATGATGCACGAGACTGTTTCAATGCCTGCTTTTTAAGAGCAGCACGGCGTTGGGCGCTAGCATCGAGGTTATCCTGCACAGTCTTAGCAGCTTTGCCATAGGATATCGCAGACGCTTCCATCTTGCCGTAGCCCTGACTAACAGTGTGAAGCATATCCGCTTTCTTCTTTAACCCCCCAGTAAGGCCTGTCAGCTCTGTTGTTAGGCGTTTAGTCGTAACGGCGCCATCTGTTGTAGCCTTCTCTAATTTACGCAAACCTCCTGAGAAGGCACTAACGTGATCTTCAGCGGCTTTTAATACTGTAGATATTTCCCTGTACTCGGAAATTAGTTTAGCCTGAGCCTTTCCTGAGTACCCTTTAGCGAGAGCTGTCTCAAGCTCTTTAGCTCTACGTATCAGCGAGTCTATAAGTGATATCATCCCTTTCTCGGACTGTTTGTCCACGACAGGGCGCATCAATATTTCTACGGTGTTTTCTCCAGCTGTAATTGCCATTAGTAATCCTTAATAGTTTTGTGCTTTAAGGCAGCTAACCATCCGTTTATTGTTTATTCTCATCGTATGCGCGTTTTTCGGCTTCAGATGTCTTTCTTTT